ATAAAACCATAGTTGCGGCTGAATTTCCGAGGTGGAGTAAAGCCGACGGCGTGGTTGTCCAAGGTCTCCTTAATCGCCGTAAGGATGAGCAAGCTTTGTTTTTAAAAAGTGTTAAAAACGCTGTTTTAGCGCACAGTATCTTAGCTCAGCAGGATACTTGGTTAAAACGCAAACCGGCGCAAGCAACTGCCTTAACACCAGAAGAAAAGCTTTTTGTGCCCAAGGGCGCGGCACACGAGTGGAATTCCATAACTATTGTTCCTGGCGAATCGGATTATAAAGTTGTTTTAGAGGCTCAGCCAGACCAAACTTGGTGGTTCTACCCGTCACATTGGAAGATAATTAATGATGTAGCTCCAAAAAGCATTCCTACACAGGTACAGCACAGTTCCAAGTTGATTTTGGATGTTCCTTATTACTCGCAGAGGGACAATGTGCGCGACCCACTTCGAACTTGTTTTTCAAGCTCGTGTGGGATGTTGTTGAAGTACTTGAAACCTAATAGTATTAAATCAGATGATGAGTACATAGTTACCGTATTTAAATATGGGGATACGACGGATGCTGGGGCTCAAATTGAAGCTTTAGCTCATTATGGGGTTGAAGCAGCGTTTAGGCAAAATGGCGATTGGTCCGATATTGATTCGCAGTTAGTTGCAGGCATTCCCGTTCCGATCGGAATTCTGCATCATGGTCCAGCGGGAGCGCCCGTTGGTGGAGGTCATTGGATTATTATTGTGGGCAGAAATGAAAAAAATGATGCATATATTGTCAACGACCCGAATGGGGAATTAGACCTGGTTAATGGGAATTATCTGAGTTCAAATGGTAAGCAATTAGTGTACTCGAAGAAAAATCTTGGCCCTCGGTGGAAAGTAGAAGGTGCCGGGAGTGGTTGGTTTATTAAGGCGAAGAAGTAAGGAGTATGTTCCCGCGTGGAGATTATGCAAAATGTTTGCTGAAACTACAAAAATCAGCTAAACTTAGGGAAGCAATTCTTGCCGGTCTTAGAAACTATGTCTGGCATACGCGGAGTTAAATAATGGCACTTCAGACTCCTTTAGTTCTTATTAGCGGTGCTTTTAGTACTCTTCCTCCTGGGGATACTATTGGACCAGCGACTGATCCGGTAGCACAAGCTTCAGGTAACGCTGCGTTAGTTTTAGCAGGGACTGCACTTGCGTCGGGTAATGCTGGGATTAGTACTGGATTAACTGCACTTGCGTCAGGTAACGCGGGATTAGTATCTGCATCGAATAAGGTGCCGATCTCCGGTGGCTACATGACCGGACAGTTGTTTGCAGCATCAGGTGTAGTTGTATCGGGTACGTTAAGTAGAAACGGATTTAATGTCGTAACTGTCGGTGATGTTGAAACTGTAACTAGCACAATGATTGCTAGTGGGACAATAATTGACGCTGATGTGAATATAAGTGGAGCTATTAATGCGACTAAGTTAAACTTTTTACAAACTGGAATCGGGGCCGCTGCTAGGACGGTTGCTAGCAAATTGAAGGATGTCATCAGCGTCAAAGATTTTGGCGCAAGAGGCGATGGGCTTGGCACCACCCCTAGCGATGAAAGCATAGATATTTCTACAGCAACTTGGAATACCTGGGATGGCACTCCATTCAAAACCAATTTAGCGTATTCTCCGTATGGTACTAGCGGAAGTTTTGTTCCTCCAACGGCTATACCTTTTCAAAATACTGATACTTGGGATTTTATTGGCGTTCAATTGGCTCTTTGGTCTGCGTCCAACAGTATTTATGTGCCTGCTGGAACATATGTAATTAATGTAAGTCGTACAGGTGGTGGTTTAATAATTATGAAAGGTCAAGAACAAGCAATTATTGGCGCAAATTTTTATAAAAGCAGTTTTGCAACTAAAGAAAATGCTGCATTTTTTGCAAGCAATAATGTTGGGGTTGCTAACGCTTACGCCTTATTAAGGCTTTATAGGACAGGAGGGCCGCCAACCCTAATTGCAGATCTAGCATTTGAAGGCCCCAATTCTTATGGAACCACAAGCAATAACTTAAGTTTAATTTATGCACAAAATATCAATGGGGTTACTTTTAGAGACCTTTGGCTTTCAGTTGCCCACAGAGGAATTTCAGCAGATACATCTAGTGGAGATTCTCACCTAAAAGGTACAACAGCTGAATTTTTATGGGGTGGGACAGTAGTAACAGACGCTAGTAGTGACCTTAGTATTGATTTTTGCAATTTCTGGGCATCGGCAACTGTTCCAGGACAAATAGGTATTTCAGCCGCAGGCAGATGCTCAGTAACAAATAGTCGGCTTATAGGTTTTTGGGGTCCAGCCGCAACAATAAACAATGGGTTGTTTAGTAACAATTTGGTTACTTTAAGCAATGTAGGTTATTGTATTTTTTCTACCAATACTATTGTTTCTAACAACACTTTTAGCGGAGATCCTGCTGGCCCGTTGGCGAGTGTTGGAACTAGCTCAAGTGTTATTGGGAATATATTTGAACAAACCACTAATCATCCATGTTTAAATCTGGGGATAAGCACCGCAGGATCTGCAACTAATATAACTGTTGTTGGGAATACTTTTGTTAAAACTAACAATAACGTTGAATCTCAAAATTTTGCGCTTATTGGGGAAGTTTCAGGAGTAGGATATTTTAACGCATTAACAAATAGTTGTTTAATTTCAAGCAATACGTTCCAAGGTAGAGCTAACACTACTCCTGGAGCAGCCACAATGATAAAAAATACTTTTGACGGCGTTTTGCAAGGCATGATTAACAATGAAATTGTTACCAATAATGCAGCTGTTACCAATAATGCAGCTGTTACCAATAATGCAGCTGTTACCAATAGCGCCACGACACTTGTAACAACTCTTGGTGACGCTACGGGCAAAGCGATAATGACAGGTTCCGTGGCAAGCGGCACAACCGTAGACATTACGGGAATGCTTGGCATTGGTCAAGGTGGAGACAGAGACCAGATCAGACTTAACTTAGTTGCAGTTCTTGCAGGCGGCAATAGTTTTGCTGGCAGGGCCTATGCCTTGTTTACCAGTAAATACAATGGGAATGCCACATTGATTGCTACTCTTGGGGGGCAATCTGACGGCGGCAGTGTTAGCTTCGGCACTAACGGAGTTTACCCCACCTTTACGGCAACAGTAGGAGCGGGCGGCAATGCCGGCTATACTGTTTACGCTATCCCACTTATTTAGAAACCACCGTGGCTTTTACAAAAACCATTCAAATCACCGGCGATGGGCACGTTTTATCAAACGGTGTAAGTTATCCAGTAACTAACACCAGCGCAACCTACGAGGATTGCTACATCAAGGTGGCAACAGTAATCGCAAGCAAATCAGAGGGCCAAGCAACCGTTGTGTTTTCCGCAAAAACAAAAGATCTTATTTTGTTTGAACGGAACTTTCTTTTCCCCATTGACCTAGAAGGCCCCAACCCAATCAAACAAGCCTACCTCCACCTCAAAACCCTTCCCGAATTTGCCGACGCCATTGACTGCTGATCCGCGTGGTTAAGCCCGCCTTAGCTTTCTTTGGTAGTATGGAGGCACTTCCGGCAAACCCGTGATTGAGGGCAATCAAATAAAACCGTTACCTACCCCTGAAAGACAAGAGATAATGTGGCGCGTTGCGGTTACGTCCGCACTAGAAACGGGAGAGGCTCCATATGCAATTTTTGCTAGACGCCTACATAGTTATCTTGCCGGTAAAGGCCTTATAAAGTTTAAGAAGGAACCTCCGCGTGGCTAAGCTTAAATCAGGCTAGTCACTTACCTATGACCCGCGATTATAAAGACGAGTACCGCAAGTTCCAAAGCAGCGACGTGGAAATAGCACGTAGATCCGCACGGAATAAATCTCGTCGTCGATTAGAAAAGGAAGGTCGCGTTCATAAAGGCGATGGTAAGGATGTAGATCATAAAGATCACAATCCCCACAATCGAGAAAACGATAATTTAAGAGTTATTTCTCAAGCAACGAATCGCGCAGATAATCGTTAGCTAAGATAAACTTAGAAGTGTACGACGATCCCGTCAAAGTCTCGACTATGGCAATCATTCCAAAGCCAAACGGTGATCGTGTTACACCCGAAATGAAACCGATCGGTGGTTTAAATCTCCTTCCATTGGGTCTACGAGGCAAGAACCAGCCAGCCGAGATAGGTTTACGTCGGGCCATCGAGCTTGATAGCCTATCTCGGGTATCGGCTCAAGCAGCGCATGATCGCGGCATATACATGCGGCAACCCGTGGGGCCTGTTGAGTATAGCGAAGGCAACATTAAGAAAAGCACCGAGCTGACCGGTGTGGCGGGCTACAACCAAAAGCAAATCCCACTGAAAGATAGTGCGGACGATATGAGCCAGCAGGAATATATACAATCCATAACCGACAACACGCCTAGTGCTCGCAAGGCGCTGCAAATAGGGTTATTGGGCGATAAACAATATTTTCTTAATGCCCAGCAGATGAACGATACCAAAATGGTTCAGAGTTATAATATGGCTGATAGCCTCATGAATTTGGCTCGCGCAAAGAAGGTAGTAAAATGACCGATAACGATTTTCCAGTGCGAATGGCGGGACAACGGTTGAGTTTGCAGCCATATAAACTCGCCGGTTTAACGCCTTCGGATGTAACGAAGCGTCTACGTTATCAAGCTGCAAATCCCAGTTATTGATATGCGAGCTGCCGGGCAAAAATTAAATATGGATCCACGGACGATGCCGGTGACAACTGCCCGCGTGGCCGGCTCGGTAACAGCCAAAAATCCTGGATTGATTGAAAAAATAACAGCGAATATTGTGCCTGGCGCTAAAGTAGTTCAAGTTCCGGCACCTTAAAATTTTGCATAATGTCAAGCTGGACTGGATAACACCAGATGCACAACGTGTAATTGCTCGTCATGCGCGAGTGAGCGCGAAAAACCCCGATAAAGATGAATTCACAAAACTTTTAAATTATTGCATAAGGCATGGACATTGGAGTGTATTTGAACAGGCCAGTGCATCGTTTGAAATTATAACATCACGAGCAATTTCTGCGCAGATAATGCGCCACAAATCTTTTAATTTTCAAGAAACCAGTCAACGGTACTGTGACCCATTGGATGTGCTGGAGGAGGAAGAAGAAATTTGTTGGGATTTTGATTTAAGAAGGCAAGATGTAAAAAATCGGCAAAATTCGACCGCCGATTTAGATATTGAAATCGCGGCTAAATTTAAACAAAGAATTTACGATACATACTGGGAAATTAAGAAGTTGTATAAAGATATGCTCGAAGCCGGCGTGGCTAAAGAGTCAGCTAGAAATATCTTGCCAATGTGCGCCCCTACAAAGATATATATGACAGGCAGTGTGCGTAGTTTTTTACATTATGTGGGGTTACGGGCGTCCGTTGAAACTCAGGCGGAACACAGAATTATAGCTAAACAAATTGCAAACTCTCTTCAGAACTGCGTACCAATCATTGCAGAATCTGTTAAATTAGCAGCGGAAAATGATCGGAGTCTCCGTGGCTGGCTTCAATTGTAAAAATCGGGCTTAGGTGGGCTTGAGATTAGGCCCACCTATTAATGCCCTGTTGCTTACGCTCAGTAATTATAGCAAGCTCTTCCAAGGGTCAATCCCTTCCGGGGTGTTAAAATTTGTTTCAGATTTTGGCGGTTGTTGTTTTGCTGTGAGTTGCTGCTGGTAAACCAACAACTGATTAAATTTTGTTTGCAGATCTTGAAGCTGCGAAAGCAGTGGTTGCTGCTGCGCCTCTGCCCAGTTCTTAGCGTTATCAGTTAATTTTGAAAGAGCATTGTCAGGGTGTGGAAAGGAATATAAAATTCCACGTTCCGTGGGAATGCGCTGCCCATTTTGTTCGTCAGCCAAAACGTCCAGAAACAGAATTATTTGGGAGAGTTCTACCCCAGAGTGATAGGCGAGTTGATCTGGCGAAATTAACCCACGATTAATGTCGTAAAGAAATTTAAAGGAGTTAGAAACTCGGGCAGACTCTAAGAGCTCATCCTCTCTTTTTGATGTTGCCGAAAACATTAAAGAGGAACCGGCCAACAGACCACCGGATCCAGCCAAAAAAGTCGGAACCAAATTTGGATTTAAATAGGATGAAATTCCGATGCTACCCGCGCTAAGTGCGGCCAGCACAACAAGAAGATCCTTAGGCAGGGATAGGGTCATGTTTGTTAAAAGAGATTTTCCAGAAGTCATGGCTTGGGTTAGAGGCAAATTCTACTGGCGAGGGCAGCCGGTCTTCGCCAGACGAAGCACGGTCTGTGGTCACATCATAGGGCTTCAATCGCAATCCAACAAAGGTTGCTTTGCCATTTATAAACCGAGGTTCAACACCCGGTACTCGAAGTACATTTTTAATCGTTTCTTTAAGTCGATCCACGAACCGAGGCTTAGCCGAATGTTTATAGCCATTTGATTTACAGAAGTTTACGTAGGAAGCATAAAGCTCGCTATAGGCATTCTTAACAAAAAGTCCGCGTTCTGATTCATCTGTACTAGGTCTGAATGCGCCACCGCCAATTATTGAAGATTGATTAGGCGCATATAATGTACACTCTGCTAACCAAGCAACATAAGGGTTGTTGAAGATGAGAGCTTCTAGATTTGTAGCATTCAGCGTGGGCACATGTTTTACAGGATTCGCCAACACATCGCGCATCTCATCAAATGGCATGGATAACGCCCAAGTAACAATTCCCGAAAGTTCTGGTACAAAATCTCCATCTACATGATCTGCGTAAACGTTTAACAAATCGCGTCTTTGAGAAGGAGGCACAACTTTATCCATAAGGATCGTAAGTCGGCGACGCTCAAGACCACTACTTATATCGCTGGAACTAATGTGTTCATTAGAAGCTATGCAAACCAGCAGTTCTGGCTTGAAATTTATAACTTCCTTTCCGTATTTGCGTTCTGCACGTAATGTGTCGGATGCCGAAGTTATCTTTTTTAAAACATCCAATCGTTTATTGAAGTTTGACTCGTCAGTCAATAGCAAAAGTTTTTTTCCAATCAGGTTGTGACACTCAAATTTATTTGTTTCAATGATCTCCAAACTACTGGTGTGAGTGCCAGCAAAACCAGCCAACGCAATTAAAATCTGCTGCATCGTTGACTTACCTGTGCCGCCCGGACCAACCAGGTGAAGGAACCGCTCACCTGTGGTGTAGCTCGTTAGTAGAGCTCTGCAAAAAGCTCGAATCAAAATGGCTTTGTCGGCACCTACAGATGAATCAAGCCAAGCTAAGAATAGAGGACACGACGCTTTAACGTCATACGGGTAGTGTAATTTGGTACGAAAGTACAAATCTTGCTGATTGCCATCTATAAATTTCTGAGTTTCGCTTACCAAGACGCCGTTTTCAAAGGGTATGTACCCAGAACTTTTTTGCCAAATAGCGGTTCTACCGTTATTTAATGACCGCAGAAGTTTGGCCTTCAGTAATTGAAACACCGATGACACCGTGGCCGCGTTGTACCTAGGCAACACACCCGCCGCCACAAAAGTATCTAAGGTTTTTACAATCCGTCGTTTGATATGTTGTTCATCTTGAATGTACCAAATACCTTCATCAGAGTCGTAAGTAAAAAACTCATCAAGTGTTGAATCGTAGAGAAAAGAATCACCGTAGTTATTAACTATTACTTCAGCAATATCGTTCTCAGAAAACTGTCGATTTTCTTGTTGAAGATTGATTAATTGAGCAGGAGATGCCGGGGTAGTTTGAGTCATTGAAGGAGTTGAATTTGAGTTTGATGTTGATGTTGTTAAATCGTTGATGTTTAGCACCGAGTTTTTTGGTGCTGGTTTCTTGATTTGAATTTGTTCTTTAATTGAATCTGGACATTTGTCTTTGAACAGATCTTTGTTTTGATACTTTAACTTTTTCCATAGAGCGGTTTCGCCATCCTCAGAGGCGAGGGCTATTGCCGGGCGCAGGGTGGCAGCATCGGTTATGCTGCTTAAAATTCGATTAAATTTGCCATCCAGTTCGGAGCTGTATTCGTAGATATTCTCGAATATCAGGCGGCACATTGTCAAGGGGTCTTGCCGAACCGCAATATTCTGTTCGTTTAACCAGTTGCACCATCCGATAACTTCCTTAAAAGCCATAGCCATGGCAAAGGAGCGATCCTCTACGGCTTCGCCGTTCAAAATCCCCTGAACTGTAGAGGAAACCAAGCGTGAAATATCAACCCCATTTTCATCCACAGGAATTTTTATAAAATCCTCGGCGTCCTCATTGGTTTTAACTTGTTTTGGCGCAGCTAAATAAGCTAGATATGCTTCGTCAATTTTTGCTGCAGGAATAAAGTTTTCTGAAAGGTAAAATATGGAATTTTTTTCATCGGGGTTGGCGCCGTAGAACAAATTCACGATCTGCGTGGCCCTTCGATCAGAACCAGGAATTTGCTCAGCAATAAATCGAGTGAACCATTGAAAAAACTCTGGATCAATAATTGGTTTCTCTAAACCAAAAACTAATCGAAACCGTGGCCAAGTTGCAGTACTGCTTGGAGAAAAATAACCCAAACTTAAATACTTTTTTGATAAATCTAAAGTTATCGATTCCGTTGGCGTTAGTTCTTGTCGTTGTACTTTTTCACCGTCGCTATCTTTTTTATCATCTTGATTATCAACATCGATAATAATAAGACCTGCTTTAATTGCGCCTGTATCGTTTTTAGATCTACGACCATCAATCAAATGCCACGCACACAAACCCGATGCAGAGCAAACAGCCGCTGTGATCTCTTTAATTGAGCTTTCGCCAGGAACCCAATTCTCGTTGAATGCTTTAAAATTTCCCCCACTAGGGATCTTGCCCGATGCGCCTAAATATTTCTTAACTTCGCTGTTCAGTGAACAAAAAAACCTCATGACCTCCCTCCGTTCTGACATTCTGGCACGTAAAACCGAAGCCAGCCACCGAAGGTTGCGTTAAGCTTGCTGCAATTTGCTGTAGAAATCCTTAACAAGTAAGTGCCACTGGGCTTCGTGTTTTTCAATTTCGGATTGGCCAAACGTAAACACCTGTACAGAGAAATCGGGAACAGCCGTAGATACAATTATTTGAGTTTTATCAATTGATATATTGAGGCAGCGTTCTGCAGCAATTTTATAAGCAGCAAGTTGTAGTTGTGTTTTTTTAAGTTTAAATACGCCGGAGACTAAAGCTTTGCGCGTTTGCTCGCTTAATGGCGCCGTGGATCTTGGGAATTGTTTCGAGTAAGGGCCTGCTGAAGTTTTAAAGTCGCCAAGGATATATTCGCCGTTTTTATCTTTGTAGATAATGTCACAGCAACCAGCCCAACCAAAACCAGTTTCTTTGTCGTAATGATGGATGCGCCCGATACCATCATCACCTACGTATTTAGACCAACTCGGCATGTTATATGGTTTCTCAGACCATAGAACTTTGCCACCTTCTAGTAGTTCATCTACTTTTTCAGGAACATCAACCCAGTAGGGTGCGTAGTCTGCGGGAGGACAAACCGCTAAACCACGAATGTGATTCTCTACTGCGTTGTGAATCCAAGTGCCTCGTTCAGCAGCTTTATCGGCTACGCCAGGATTTAAATTATTCCAAGCGGAAAGTTTACGTTGAGTTTCTTCGGATTGTGTGGCCGAGAGAATACTTGTTACGGACGGTAGAGGTTTATCAACACCAGCGCAATTGTAGTGTCTTAGACCATTAAGCGTTAGACGAGTTTGAGACACAAGAATGTGTCGAAGTAGTTACATTCTAGTTTAAAAAGTCACAAAGACAACAAAGGGTGCGGCGTGGATGGAAATGAATCAGGCGTGTCGTCATCATCGTCATCATCATCCTCATCGTCCTCATCGCCCTCATCATCGTCAAGAAAAAACTCTGATTTTTGATAATCAAAATTGCGGTAATGGCTGTTTAATTCTTCGTTGAGGCACAGGCTTGCACAAAAACTCTCAACAACAATCTGTCCGCAGTCTTCGGCAGTTCGCCCTTCTCCGTCTGGTGAGACGCATTCTTGTAGAAGCTGGGCTGAAACCAAAATGGCGCAAAGTTTGTCGATTTTTTCATTTTGCTTTTGGATTAATTCGATCAATGTTTTTTGAAAATCTCTAAAGTGCTGAGGGTTAGATTTCACTGGGAACCTCTGGTAACTTAGGGATATTGTCCCAGTTTACCGCATAAGAGACAAAAGTCCCATCGCGCCAGAATTCTGGTTTTTGAAAAATGAACCACGCGCTGGTGATTGAATCTTTTGTTGATCCAACAGCTCTAAAATTGGGGCGTGGGGATAAAATTATGATATTTGATAATTTGTGTTGAAGTAAAAAATCGCGGCGTTTTGCTGTTGGCTCTAAGAAAGATAACCTTTCCAAAATTGCAATTCCTTTAACTGCGGACTGCATCCCATACTCAAGGATGTAGCTGGACAATTCTTTCTTTCCAAGCAGCGACGATATTATCCAATCATATTTTTGTTGCTGAGACACCCACCAAATTGGGTTAGTTACATTTTCTTCATCGCGATTAGTAGTTACCGCGTAGTTGTGAGCTCGCAATTGATTGCTCAGTCGTTGCTCTTCATCGTCGTGCGGCACCAAAATCGTGCCTTCTAAATACGAGTGTTTGGCCAAGGCGTGGGTGACGCCAGTTGGCAACGTGTAAAAACTAGACAAAATTTCGATGTCAGGCGATGGAAGCATAGCGGTTTAGGTGTGGTGAATCTTGAAAATTTCTAGTAAATTAAAACAAAACAAGGAGGATCGATGCCAAGTGTACCCTGGTTAAGCACCGAACAGAAATTCTTACATTTTAGAATTATGCAGGATGCTAAAAAGACAAATCATGACGAGTTATTAGAAATTTTTGACAATGTACACCAACAGCTTTTACTGAAAAATAAAATGTTTACCTCTCTCGTAACATGGTGCGCAAGATCGGGTACGATGCTGCCCCCGATCACTGATTTGATCGACCCAGATCAAGTGGAAAAAGAGTCCTGCTAAACATGTGTCCACGATTCGCGACGGACAATCCTTGATATATGAGAAATACTAACTCCGAAAACGACAGAAAGTTCTTTCATCGTCTCTCCTTTCTCATAGCGTAATCTCAAATCTCTTATGTTATCTTCAATTAAAACTGAGTGCGGGTTTTTACTGCCAAAAAGTTTTGTTCGTTTTGGTCTTTTAGTAAAAAGTTTTGGCCCAACAGGAAGCGTCGAAGAAACGATTTCCTCAGTTGTAAATCTGAAGTCACAACGCAAACACTTCCTCCGCCTACGTATACTTTTTCTCGTGTAAACAAATTTGCTTTCCAAAACCTGAGATTTTAAAAATTCACATTTAGGACAAAAACACATAGTAATTCAGATAGATAAAAAAATAAGGCGGCATAGGCCGCCTAATATAATGGAGATTAAGTTAAAAGTCGATTCCCAAAGCTTTTGCTTGTTCTTCGCTGAGCTCCACGGCTTTCTTCTTCCTAGTTGGTGCAGGAGGTTCAACAACCACCACTTCCTCTACCGCAGCTGTAGCAGTCGGCAGAGCCTTTGGGAATTGGGAAGCAGAAGGTTGTTCACGAGATTCCGCGAACAATTTTTTTACTTCCGCGTGGTCAGTGCCAAGTGGGAGCTCCACCAAATCCGAACCTGGAATGTGACTTCCCAGTGCCGCACTGATAAACGTGCCGCCCTTACCTTCAATCCAGTCCGAAATATCTTCGATGAGTTTTATTTCAGTTTCGCCGGAAGCAGGACGATCTGCAAACTCTAAAGCGTTGAAATTGATCTTGTTACCATCCGCACCGGTAACAGGATCCCGTTCATTAAAACTACGAGTAACAAATTTGCTACAAGTAACAACGCTTGCGCAGTTGATGCGGTTGTTGTACAGAGTTTGAAAATACGAGATAAAGTTTTTTTGGCTGGATTTACCAGAAATCATCGCCGTGGTTACACAACGCGGTGGTAATAAGCGATGCTTAGGAGATACACCGATAAAAGAAATTCGAAGAAACTCTTCTTGGTTTCGCATCCCTAAATTTCCATAAAAGGGTTTGAACCCCAACAGGATAAACTCGATAGGTATCCCGTTTTCATTGCCATCAATGATGGCAGAGTCTGGGTCTACGTCAGATTTCCAACGGCGAGCCTGAAGATCAACACGTAAAACGTGCGGCGGGATGTTACAGAGAATTTCGTCAGCCGAAAAATTGCCAGCAATAAAAGTCATGGGAGGAAAATCAGAGGGAGAAATCGATAGAACCAATGGCTGCTGCAGAAATCTGACCTTTGTCGGGATCTACAGCTTTTTTAGGCATTGACTTAGAAGTCTTAGGAAGATAAAGAATTTTATCAACGGTGTAGTTGAGATAATGCTTTTCGTCCTTTTCGCTTGTAGAGACTTTGCCCACAGCGATTGTAGGTGTTCCTGGAGGTAAATCGGAAAGCTGTTTAGAGTTTTCGCCCCAAGCAGTGAGCTTGAACCAATTTGTTTCTTTTTCCTCGGAAGTCCAAGCTAAAGAACGATTGGTAACGGTGGTGTCGGAGAGTTCAACTTCTTCGGCTTTAGGCCCTAAACCACCAGTAGCTACAAACAAATTGAATGCAAGTAAATCGTTAAAGTTTTCAGGGGTAACGATTAGCATTGGCTGCATTTGCAAGACCCCATCTGGTGTTGCCCGCGTGGGTCCTATTGCTAAAGCTGTTTGTCCTGTTTTTAGTTCCTTTAAAAGTTTGCCGATGTAGTGGTTTTTTTGTTGGAGGAGCTGAACTTTGGTGTTTACACGTTTATCGTTAGAGGGAAGCATCTCCCCTAAAACGTTAATCGTTTCTTCATCGGCGCTTTGGGCCTCAGCTGTGATTTTGAGCCCCAGCAAGAATACGTTCATTTTTGAGTTTTCGGTAAATGGTTGAACGGTGGATTTTAAAAGCCCCGGCGATCTGGTCAACGCCAGTGCCTTGGCCTAAGAATGCTAATACGAGATTCCAATCTCCGCTACCAAGTTTTGTGTTTTTTCCAATCTCGTATGCAAAATGATATGGATTTATACAGGACTTACAGTTGCAGCTGGGACGAGCAAATACATCCTCTCTTGGAATATCTAAATATTTAAGGATTAAACTACGTACGTAATAACGCTGTTTGAATATGTATATACATGGAACATTATTAGAGAATTTCCCTAGCCAAGGAGAACATTTTTTATGGTTAAAATTGTTTGAAGACAGATCTTTATATAACTCAGAAAGAGAAGTGAACTTGCAGTGGCCATAAGATAAATTAAAAGAAGTAGCATCCAGTGATCTGCATATATCCTCTGCTTGTGCCTGCGCGTGGCTACTGTCGTTTGCAGTTAGTGCAATTTTACAGTTTTGTAAGTTTTTATGTATTTTTAAAGTATAGTTTTCATCTTTGTTGCTTACTACCATTGCCAAAGGTGCCAGTTACCTTGTTGAGCCACAGTTTGATTCCAGTAAGCTTTCCAGCTATTGTCAGGTTGGGGAGCTGGAGCGGGAGCTGGAGCGGGAGCGGGAGCGGGAGCGGGAGGGGGTGTTGGAGCGGGCTCAGGTTTTTTTGCATTTAAAGCCTCAAGTTGTTTTTTAAGGTCATCTAATTGAGATGAATAGTTTGGGATATTTATGGGTTGCTGTTCGCGTTCTTGAATCGTTTGACTAAAAGTAAACTGATCTGGTTTTTGTATAGGGGCGACTGAAACCTCTTGCGTATCCATGGGTCGCCCGCCTCCGATCGCACCTCCACGAGAGCCTTTGGCCGCTCGGGTCACTTTAAAACTAGGAGCGTAATCTCTTAAATCAACGTTAAATGCTGTACCAGCAAAACGAGGGGTTTCTGTCGGCGTGGCGGTGCTTTTTGGTAATGCCCCCACAAAATCCGAAAGATCCTCTTTTAAGTTGGGGAAAGTATTAGCGTATACTTCACCTTCTTTTAAGTCGGAAGGTTGCTGAAACGACGCAGGGGGATCGTTATCCGGCTCAAACGTAGTGGTTGTCGTGTCCCCTTCAGTTTTAGTACGCGGCTTAAACGAACCGCCATACCGAAACTTCTGCATGAATCCCGAAGATTGGGAACCCAGCAAATCTGAGAATAAATCTGACTCTGCCACAAGCTGCTAGCGTAACCTTCTTTATATTAGCTCAATGTAAGCGAAGAAAAAATCTTTTAAGGATATGCCCTTTTTGTAGTACCACATCTAAAGTTTTTTGTAAAATAGCAGCTTCTTCGTAAGTGTTAAATACTTGTGCTTGTGTTTTGTCAGTGGTATAAGTGACCACTTTTGAATTGCTTAACGCCGTCTTAATATATTTCTTGTTAGGCGAAAGCAAGACCCAGACTTCTTTAACTCTTAAATCTGGCGAGTTGGCCATCTCAAATTCGGTCAGAAGGACTGTGGGTTTTGTCGTCTGAAGTTTAACAAGGGATTCGGTAGTTTCTTTTTTCTTAATGTTTCCAGCTATTTTGTATTTTTTACGGAGAGCTCGGGCGCTGTTTGCTGCCTGCAGAGCATTAGGGAATGTTTCTGTGGTTATGTAGATTGTTTTTTCGGCTCGGATAACTCCGCAAAAGCCATTATTTTGTTTAATTGTTGATATATCCTTCTTAGTCTCTACCGAAAGTTCAATCAAATCGTTCATTTTGCTGCCCAAGAGGATCCAACACTCGCGTCTGCTGACGCTGGAACAGAATCTAGCACTGTTTGCGCAGCGTGGATCATTGTCGTCTCAAGAATATTTTTATAGGTCTCAGCTTTAGATTCTTCGACTTCTAAAACAATCTCATCATGCACAGCAGCTACTAACCGCACTGTGTCATCTAAATGTTTATCTAAATTTGCAATAGCAATTTTTAAAATATCTGCGCCACTACCCTGAATCAAAGTGTTGGCAGCACACATCATGGTTGCGTCATCGTAACTGAGTAATCGGCGACGACCACACGGTGTACGAATGTAAGTCCAACCATCTTGTACAAGAGCAGCTCGTTCTTGATGCCACGAACGTAAACGAGGATAAGCAGAGTGAAATGCCGCGTGGGCAATTTTTGCTTCTGATAAGGTCAGGTTTCTACCACTCTGTGCAGCGTAAGTTTTGTACTTCCGAAAACCCATTCCATAAAGCAACGCAAAGTTCAGTGTTTTTCCGTCTTGCCTCTCCTCTTTTGTAACGAGATTTATATCTTTTTTATAGATTAAGCTTGCGGTCATCGTATGCAAATCGATGTCAGATACAAAGGCTTGTTTCATTTGCGGGATGTTAATCAACTCGGCACCCAGCCTCAGTTCTATTTGTGCCCAGTCGCAAATCACAAGCTTGTATCCCGGCGCCGCAATAAAGCACTCTCTGAAGTTTTTAGAACGTGGAACTTGTTGCAGATTTATTGAAAAGACTGTTTTCCCGGCTTTTTTGGTTGTCTTTGGGGCACCGCTGCTTGTGAATCTGCCAGAATTCGCGCCCACCTGGTTGTAACCAGAATGAATTCTGTGTGTCACAGGATTGATGTTATCAATTAGTTTATTTACATGTTCTAAACGAGTTTCAACTTTCGCCCTTTCTCGGTATAGATTCAGCGTGGCATCGTCGCTATCAAATTCGGATAAGGCAACCTGGTTCAAAGTAGCTTTACCGGTATCAGCGTCAGCAGGTAATGCGATACCGCAGGCAGTAAAGTACTTGACAATCTGAGTTGGTGATCCTGGGTTAAACTCCTTTAAAGGTTTTTTTCCAATCGCAACAGCACCATCTACTGTTCTAGGTAATTTAGAATCATCTGGAAGATTGGAGTCTAGTTGAGTTATAAATTGATTACTTTTATCCTCTAGTTCTTTTGTTATAGAGTCTTTTAGTTTCTTTAATAGTTCAATATCAACACAGAAACCTGTGTAGCACATCTTTGCAACGGGACGTATACATTTGGATTCAATACTATATATTGCTAACAAGTTCTCTTCGCGCATCTCTGCTAATTGATCTGAAGCAATTTGAGGAAGAATGTCTACGTCACCAGCGGCGTATTCAACTTGTTCTAGGGTTAGATCGAGCTGACTCCAATCGGTCATCCGTTGTGTTTTGTCCAGTTCCAAGGAGAGGCGTCGATCAGCCACAGCCTTAAGGGAACAGGAAACATCGGCGAAGTAAGCTTTCTGAGCTTTAGGACTTACTCTTTTTTCTTTAAAGCCCGCACGTAGGATTCGTTCAGCAATGTATGTACAAAAGATTTTGTTTTTGAAGTCTATGCCTAAGTAGTACAAGAATTGGAGATCGAAGTTAAGGTTATGACCGATGATCATTTCCCTTGATTCAATCAGTTCTTTGAGTGTGTTGTCAGGCGGAACTTTAAATAAGTCCAAAACATGAACAGTACGATTCTCAACAGATGGATCACTGTCACAAAGTTGGAGTAAGCGAGGTTTAGCAATGCCAGCTTGGAGCCCCGTGGTTTCGAAGTCGAGGCAAAGTTTTTTATGTTGGGAAAGATTTGCAAGGGAAGCTTCGTATTGATCGTGTGTTGTAACGTAATTTGTTTGCATGGTGTTAAATAGTGAATGCGCCCCCGCAGCTGCGAAGCAGCGAGGACGCTCACACTAACAGAGTTTACTCAGCGTAACTCTTAAAATATATCGTTGGTTACGCTTTCTTTTATGCTAGGCGCATCCTCCTCGTTCTCCTCATCTGCCTCCCCGTGGTATACACCCACCTCGGCCATAAAGCCCTCCTCATTTATGACATCCTCATCCTCCTCTTCCTCGTCCTCACCCTCCTCGTTTACGTCCACGTCAAAAAGTCTACTTAGAGCTAAATAGGTGCAGGCTTCGTCTATATGGTGGTTTAAATGATCCGTTATAACGGTCTTTATTAAAGTACACATTGTCTCGGGAGACAAAAGTGTGCTGTACTCCATGAAAAGGTCCGCTATGCCGGACATAAACGCTTCTTGATCTCCGGGAACGTCTTTAACAAATTCCGTCATCGGTTAGTACCTGATTTAGGGGTGTAGTAGTTGTAAATGTATTTATCCATATCACTCCAGGATGAACACAGTTTCTCGCCAAGCTCGGTCAACTTGTAGAGGTAGTAGCGGCGTTTTAGATGGCCTGACTTTTCATTGTACTCTTCGTTCCTAGAACCAATCGTCCAATTTTCTGAGATGCTGACGAGGTTGTGCTCAATGCAGAACATAAGACCAGCCCGAAGACTGATGTACATAGGCGAAACGTAGTAGGTGTCGCATCTGCGCGTGGCTTGATTGCTCTCGATCGGAACTAGGGTATCCGTCTCTGCATCAAGCGTGAAGCCCTTGAATAAGGGTGAAGATAAAGGGAGCTTCAGATCGTCAGCCGCTTCGTTTACGACGGAGATAGCGACGTCTCTGATGGCTTGCCAGTCCTTGGTGTTGCCTTTGAGAAGCAGCATTGCTGCGCCACAGCAACGATATGAAGGATGCATTAACAAATAGTCAATGATGTCATCCGTTGTTTTTGCGGCCCTCTTCGGCGGGGTTTTGACTGGAGTTGCAACAAGCTTTGTTGTTGCCTTTTTCTTGTTCGCAACTGCAAGCTTGGTTGTCGGAGTCTTTTTGTTTTCGATTGCAAGCTTTACAGCTAGCGAAGCTAGGACAGGGTTCTGCTGCTCGACGCTCATGGAGAACAACTTATTAGCGTCAAGTATTTTGACATCTATAAGTTTCTCAAGATCAATTGAGAAAGGTTGTTTTGTTTTTGGAGTTGATGCTTGCAAGAGCGCCGAGGCTTCTCGATGCTCTAATGCTGTGCCTCTGAGATTGAATTGAAAATCCATTGGAAGAGTGATAGACAAATGCAGTGTATGTGGTGTATTTATGACGTCAAGTTTTTTTAGACTTTCTTAAG